GCTACTTTTCGGTGTGCGAGTAGCCATTTTAATTATAGGAGATGTTAATGATAAATTTTTATCCTGTACCTTGTCCTCATTGTCCTACTAAACAGGAATGCAGAGATAATGGTAAGTGTGCAAAGGAGTAGTTTATGGCAGTAAATGCAGCAAAAAACTATACTAAACCCTCAATGCGTAAAAGTATATTTAATAGAATTAAAGCAGGGAGTAAGGGTGGAAAACCTGGTCAATGGTCTGCCCGTAAAGCTCAAATGTTAGCCAAGCAATATAAAGCTAAAGGTGGTGGTTATAAATCGTAAAGGAGATACAGTATGCCGCAAGGAAAAGGAACTTATGGATCAAAGGTGGGAAGACCACCAAAAAAGAAAACAGGGATGATGTATGGTGGAATGGCATCTAAGAAAAAAACTGCTATGAAAAAAGGTGGTATGCCTATGGGCAAAGATCCTAAAACAGGAAAGATGATGCCTAAGTTTGCAATGGATGGCAAAGGCAAAATGAACAAGGGTGGCATGGCATCTAAGAAAAAAAAAATGAAGGGTGCGTAACAATCGCAATCGTATCAACTAATGGCACTCGCAAAAAGTCAAAAAAGTCTTAAAGATTGGGGCAAGCAAAAGTGGAGAACATCTTCAGGCAAACCTTCAAAAGGTAAGCGAAGATATCTCCCTGATGCTGCTTGGAAATCATTGAGTGCGTCAGAGAAGGCGGCTACTAATAGAGCTAAAGCTAAAGGCAATAGACAAGGTAAGCAATTTGTAAAGCAACCTAAAAAAATTGCGAAAAAAACGAGAGCATACAGATAATGGCTAAATCACCAGCATGGCAACGAAAAGAAGGTAAATCTAAAAGTGGTGGACTCAACGCAAAAGGAGTTGCATCCTATAGAAGAGCTAATCCTGGATCTAAGTTAAAGACAGCAGTAACAACTAAACCATCTAAATTAAAGAAAGGTTCTAAAGCTGCTAAAAGAAGAAAGTCTTTTTGTTCTAGGATGAAAGGCATGAAAGCAAAATTAACTTCTAAAAAAACAGCTAGAGATCCTAACTCTAGAATTAACAAATCGTTGAGGAAGTGGAATTGTTAGAGAAAATTATTAAATGGCTAGAATCTTACACTAAAAAAAGAGTAGAGTATCTTTCAGGTAAAGGTAAAAAAGATGATTAGTGCCATAACAAGCATACTAGGTTCAATAGGTGGACTCGCTACAAGTTACATAGATGGAAAGACGGCTGTGCAAAAAGCTGAAGCACAGATTCGTATGAAAGAGGCAACAGGCGAAATTGATTGGGAGCTTGCTGCTATACGTGCTACGCAAAGCAGTTGGAAGGACGAATGGTTAACTATTCTGTTTTCTCTTCCGCTGATTCTATGTTTCTGCGGTGATTGGGGGCGACAGATCGTGACTGATGGGTTTATTGCATTGCAGAATATGCCGGATTGGTATCAGATAAGTTTGGGAGCGATTGTGGCCGCATCGTTTGGGATTCGATCTGTTAGTAAGTTTTTTGGAATGAAAAAGAGGTGATACACATTCGCTATGTGCAAAATTACATAGGCGATAGAAGGTATCCATTAGACAGTTTAAAGCATAAGAGTGATCACGTTAGAAGAAAAGAGATGAGAAATGAGTTATACATTAAGTACAAGAAGTTTAGAGAGATTGAACGGCGTAAACGAATCATTAGTGAATATCGTAAAAATCGCAATAAAGACGACAAAAGTTGATTTTGGAGTCACCTGCGGTTTGCGGACAAAAAGTGAGCAGGCTGAGTTAGTCAAAAAGGGTGCGTCACAAACAATGAACTCCCGCCATTTGCCACAAGAGTCTACAGGCACAAGTCACGCAGTCGATTTAGTCGCTTATATTTCAGGACGAGTATCGTGGGAGTTGAATCTGTACGATGACATTGCTGATGCTATAAAAGATGCAGCCATTAACGAGGGAGCAACTATTCGATGGGGAGCAGCGTGGCATAAGCCTTTGAACGAGTGGGATGGTACTGCTGAAGATTTGATGAATGAATATATAGATAAACGCCGGTCGCAAGGCAGACGCCCGTTCATAGATGCCCCGCATTTTGAGTTAGTATAATGTGGATGGGAATTTTAATTTTGTGTGGAAGTTTGCAAGCTGAGAGTTGCACAGTAATTACTACTCGTGAACTTTTTCCTAATATGGAAATGTGTTTTAAATCTGCAAGGCAAAAAGCAAAAAAGGCTGTTGGATTTCCAAATGTGTACAGAGCAAAGCCTTTTTGCCAAGTTATACCAGGAACACAAAAACTAGGTGAGGTAGATACATAATGCCAAGAGAGTTGACAGAAAAGCAAAGATTGTTCTTAGATGTTTTGTTTGACAAAGCACAAGGCAGTATTGTGCAAGCTAAAAAATTAGCAGGTTATTCAGATGGTACGTCATCTTCTGAAGTTGTTCGTAGTTTAAAAGATGAAATTAATGAGGCAACAAGAGAGTACTTAGCCCGTGTAGCTCCTAAAGCTGCCTTTTCAATGGCTAATGTTTTAGATGATCCTACAGAGCTAGGCATTAAAGAAAAGATAGTTGCAGCTAAAGATTTGCTAGACAGAACAGGACATGCTAAAACTGAAAAGATGGAAGTAAGTTCATCTACAGGTTTATTTATATTACCACCTAAAGATTCAGATGCCACACAAACGTAACTATAAAAAAGAATATAAGCAATATCACGAAACACCTTTACAAAAAAAGAAAAGGGCATCTCGCAATAAAGCAAGAAGATCTTTTGAAAAAGCAGGTTTAGTATCTAAAGGTGATGGCAAACATGTAGATCATAAAGACATGAATCCATTAAATAATTCAAGAAAAAATTTGCGAGTTGTAGCTAAAAGAAGAAATGTTAGAATGCAACCAAAAACTAAGAGAAGATGAAAACAGAAAGCATAGGTTATTGGGATTTACCACAGCCTGACATAAAAGGTTATACAAATCAATGGTTGCCTATTCCTAAAATGGCAAGAACGATACCATTTGGCTATGTAGAAGATCCTGATGATTCAAATATTCTTAGACCCATTAAAAGTGAATTAGATGCACTTGAAAAAGCCAAGAAGTATCTAGGACAATATAGTTACAGAGAAATATCTAATTGGTTATCTAAACAGACAGGCAGATATATATCACACGTAGGATTGAGAAAACGAGTACAAGATGAACGAAGACGTAAGAAAACAGCTTCAGTTAAACGTCAGTATGCCAAAAGGTACGAAGAAATCATCAAGGCAGCAGAAAAAATTGAAACCGAAAGAGTCGGTGCAAGTAAAGTCACAGATTGAAGAAATTAAAGTTCCTGAAATAAAGTCTGATCCATATGAGGGTAGACAGGTCATATTTAAACCTAATCCTGGTCCGCAGACAGAGTTTTTAGCATCTATTGAACGAGAAGTATTATATGGCGGTTCTGCAGGAGGTGGTAAGTCATATGCAATGTTGGCTGATCCATTACGTTACATTATGCATCCTCAATTTTCAGGATTGTTAGTTAGACATACAACTGAAGAATTAAGAGAACTTGTTTGGAAATCACAAGAACTGTATCCTAAAGTTATACCTAATATAAAATGGTCAGAACGAAAGATGCAATGGGTAGCTCCTTCAGGGGGCAGATTATGGTTTTCCTATTTAGATAGAGAAGAAGACGTATTAAGGTATCAAGGTTTAGCATTTAGTTGGATTGGATTTGATGAGCTTACACAATGGTCTACACCTTTTGCATGGAATTATTTACGTTCACGTTTACGTACTGCTAGTTCTGACTTGCCTATCTTTATGAGAGCAACTACAAACCCCGGTGGTGTAGGGCATCAATGGGTTAAGAAAATGTTTATTGATCCTTCTCCATATAATAGATCATTTTGGGCAACAGATATAGAAACAGGCGAAAGACTTTCGTATCCTAAAGGACATAGCAAAGAGGGTGAGCCACTTTTTAAAAGAAGATTTATACCTGCTAGATTGTTTGATAATCCATACTTAGCTGATTCAGGTGAATATGAAACGATGTTACTATCGCTACCTGAACATCAAAGAAAACAATTGTTAGAAGGAGATTGGGATGTTAATGAAGGTGCCGCTTTTTCAGAGTTTAATAGGGATATTCATGTCGTTGATCCATTTACTATTCCGAAAACTTGGAAGAGATTTAGGGCTTGTGACTATGGGTATGGAAGTTATAGTGGCATACTGTGGTTTGCTATAAGTCCTAGTGATCAGTTAGTAGTATACAGAGAATTATATGTAAAGAAAGTATTAGCTACAGATTTGGCTGATATGATTTTAGATTTAGAACAAGAAGATGGTACTATTCTTTATGGTGTGTTAGACTCTAGCTTGTGGCATAAACGTGGAGATCCTGGCCCGTCGTTAGCAGAACAAATGATTATGCGTGGTTGTAGATGGCGACCATCAGATAGAAGTAAGGGAAGTCGAGTATCAGGTAAGAACGAGATACATAGACGTTTACAAGTAGATGACTTTACAGAAGAGCCTAGACTAGTTTTCTTTAATACTTGTACGAATGTTATTGCACAGTTACCAGCATTACCACTTGATAAAAAGAATCCTGAAGACGTAGACACGAATGCAGAAGATCACTTATACGATGCTTTGCGTTATGGTGTTATGACAAGACCTAGAAGTAACATTTTTGACTTTGATCCTTTAACACAAAATCAAGGTTTTCAAGTTGCAGATACTAAATTTGGATATTAAATATGGCAGATAAAGATAATGAAATGATGTTTGAAACTGATGATGTCGCTGTAATAGACACCACAGGCGATCAAGGTATTGAAGCTAATGATATAAATCAAGTTATAAGTTTTATAGAATCTAAATTTAAAAGGGCGGAAGATGCTAGATTAACTGATGAACAAAGATGGTTAAAAGCTTATAAAAATTATAGAGGAATATATGGTAGTGATGTTCAGTTTACAGAAACAGAAAAATCTCGTGTTTTTGTAAAGTTAACTAAAACTAAAACATTAGCTGCGTATGGGCAGATTATTGAAGTATTGTTTGGCAACTCTAAATTTCCATTAAGTATTAATCCTACTATATTACCAGATGGTGTGGCTGAATCTGTTCATTTAAATACAGATCCTAATGTTACATCTAGTATGGATGAAATAAAAGATACATTTGAAGAAAAAACTAATATACCCTATTTGTTTGATTCTGAAGAAACTAGGTTACAACCAGGTGAAACTTTAGAAGATCTACAGAACAGATTGGGCCCGCTAGAAAAGAAGTTAGGGTCTGTTTCTGAAAAGGTTATTGAAGGAGCAGGTAAAACACAGACAAGTGTTACATTTCATCCAGCAATGGTAGCTGCTAAAAAGATGGAAAAGAAAATATTTGATCAACTTGAAGAGTCAGGTGCAAATAAACAACTAAGATCATTAGCTTTTGAGATGGCTTTATTTGGTACAGGTATTATGAAAGGCCCGCTCGCTAAAGATAAAGAGTATCCAAATTGGTCTGAAGATGGAGAATATGATCCATTAGTAAAAACAGTACCAACTACTGAACATGTGTCCATCTGGAACTTTTATCCTGATCCAGATGCTACAAATATGGACGATGCTGAATACATAGTTGAACGACATAAACTTTCTAAAACACAACTGAGGTCATTGAAGTCTCGTCCATATTTTGATGCAGATGCAATTGAAATGTCAATTGAGATGGGCGATTCTTATGCAAGAAAGTATTGGGAAGAAAGCATGGAAGATAATAGTGCTAACTATAGTCCTGATAGAATTGAAGTATTAGAGTTTTGGGGATACGTAGATACAACTATATTAGAAGAAAATGGAATTACGATCCCTAAAGAATTAAAAGAGTTAGATCAAGTAAATGTAAATGCATGGATATGCAATAATCAAATACTAAGACTTGTGCTTAATCCATTCAAGCCTGTACGTATACCTTATTATGCTGTGCCATACGAACATAATCCGTATTCATTTTTTGGTATAGGTATTGCTGAAAACATGGATGATTCTCAAACTTTATGTAATGGCTTTATGCGAATGGCAATTGATAATGCTGCATTGTCAGGTAATCTTATCATAGAAGTAGATGAAACCAACTTAACACCAGGACAAGATTTATCTGTATATCCAGGCAAAGTATTTAGAAGACAAGGCGGGGCACCCGGTCAAGCTATATTCGGTACAAAATTTCCAAATGTAGCAAATGAGAATATGCAATTGTTCGACAAGGCTAGAGTGCTTGCTGATGAAAGTTCAGGATTTCCATCATTTGCTCATGGGCAGACAGGAATACAAGGTGTCGGTAGAACTGCATCAGGTATTAGTATGCTCATGTCAGCAGCTAATGGATCAATTAGAAGTGTCGTAAAAAATATAGATGATTATTTAATTTCACCACTAGGCAGAGCATTTTTTAGTTTTAATATGCAATTTGATTTTGATGAATCTATTAGAGGTGATTTAGAAGTTAAAGCACAAGGTACAGAAAGTCTTATGGCTAATGAAGTACGTAGTCAAAGATTAATGCAATTCTTACAAGTTGCAAGTAATCCTGTACTAGCTCCATTTGCTAAGATGGATTATATTATACGTGAAATTGCTAAGTCAATGGATTTAGATCCAGATAAGATCACTAACAGTTTACAAGATGCTGCAATTCAAGCAGACATTTTAAAGAAATTCCAACAGGAGAATATGCCACCATTACCTGAAGAACAAGGTGTGGCAGGTGCTAACCCTAATGATCCAACAGGAGCAGGTGGGGGTACAATAGGTACAGGACAAGCACCAACTCCGGGAGAACAAGGATTTACAGGAAATGCACAACAGCAAGGAACACCACCTACAACACCTCAAGGTCTTGGTCAACAACCGGGAGGTATGGGAACAGTTCAGTAATTATCTAGATTATTTGATTAGTAATCAACATAAAAATTTAGAGCAAGCTGATACTGATATTATTATATATAGAACGCAAGGTGCAATTTCGGCATTAAAGCGTTTAAAAGCATTGAGAGATGAGATTTATGGCAACATTAGATAATCAAATGTTAACAGCTTTTGACAAAGAAGATAGTGTTTCTGATTTACAAAGAGATACTGTAGGATCTTTTCATTACAATAAAAATAAGTATGTTAATCAGATTGCTAATCAAGTTATTAATTTAGGATTTGACAGAGATTACGCTTTTAGTATTGCGGATAGAGCCAAAAAAGATTCTTATTGGAAAGATCTAATGGCTAAAGAAGATGATAACATTAATTTAATGGAAGGTAATTTTGATGCTCTTGCAACGTCTAATTACAATACAGGGGATAAAACAATTCCTTTTGAAGAAGATGCACAAAAGATTGCATTTGAATCTGTAATTAATGATTTAGGGGATGACGCATTTTTAAATCAAGAACATAAAATAGGTCAAAGATGGGCAGAGTATAGTAAAACATTATATAATGCTAGTGTCAAAAATAAAATACCTAAAGGTGATTATTTAGATCCAAAAACTTGGGAAGGTGATCCTTTTGATACAAGTGCCATTGATCCTAAGACAGATAGAGAATTTGCACAATGGGGCATAAATCACATAGGACAGTTAAACTACAATTTACTTGAATTAGGGATGGCAGCAGGAGATGTGGCAATTGACGATCCTGATGTAGCTTTTTCACTTTATAGTATGTTAGACATATATGATAAGCTACCTAATTCTACTAAAGA